GCTCCTAAACTGGATGGACCGAAGACAGTAAAGGTAAAGGGGTCTGATGGCAAGACAAAGACCTTCTTGTCAAAGAACGGCGCTATAAAGCAAAAATACTGGGCCGGATACCAGGGAGGAACATTAAGGCGTGGTTGGACGGTGGGCGACATCCAGAAAATAGGGGATAACTACCAGGTTGAGATTATCAATCCGGTAAAATATGCCTCCTATGTGGAGTATGGCCACAGACAGACACCCGGCCGCTATATCCCAGCCTTAGGCGTAAGTGCAAAAAAAGCCTGGGTTACGGGAACGTTTATGATGACCATATCGGAAAAAGAAATCAATGACCTGGCGCCGAAACTGATAGAGAAAAAGCTGGAAGCAAAACTTCGGGAGGTATTTGATGCTTAATGATATCATGGATGCTGTTACCGGGCGTTTATATGAATTGTTTGGTGACGGATATACAATTTATACGGATGACGTTAAACAGGGCTTGGAGGAGCCTTGTTTTTTTGTGCAGTTCTTGGAACCGTCTGAAAAGCCGATGATTGGCAGGAGGTATTTCAGACGAACGGATATGTGCATCCAGTACATGCCCGGGGATATCCCCCAGATATCAGAAGAACTGAATCGAGTATCTGACATCCTCATGGATGGGATGGAGTACATCACCTTATCGGACAGCGGTCTGCTGCACGGGACTAACCGTAGCCATAGAGCAGAGGAAGGTGTGCTCAGCTTCTTTGTCAGTTACAATATGTTCGTCATAAAACCGGAGCCACAGGAGGCATCAATGGAGGGGCTGGAGGCCAACACACAGTTAAGGAGGTTTGGGAATTGAAAGAAACAAAACAGGGAGAAGCAACATTTTTAAAACAGGAACTGCTGGAGGCGGAGTGCTACCAGGGAAAGAAGGACCTGGTGAGTGCCCTGCTGGAAGATGGCAGGAAGTATTCATTGAAAGAAGTGGATGCGGTAATAGATAAATTCATGAAAGGAAAGGTGAAATAAATGTTAGGAGGCGGAAGCTTTACGGTTCAGAATAAAATACTTCCCGGGGCTTATATCAATTTTGTGAGTGCTGCCAGCAGCGTTGCGGTACTATCAGACCGTGGGACGGCGGCAATCCCTCTGGAGTTTGGCTGGGGGCCGGAAAAGGAGGCTTTCATTGTGACAGCCCAGGATTACCAGGAGCGGTGCCAGGAGATATTCGGCTATCCGGCAGATGCGCCGCAGATGTGGCAGGTCAGGGAATTATTCAGGAACCTGACGAAAGGTATCTTTTACCGGCTCAATGGAGGAGTTAGGGCTGCTTGTGATTATGGACAGGCGAAATACAGTGGTGTACGCGGCAAGGACCTGATGCTGGTCATCAGCGCCAATGTGGACGACAGCACGAAGTTTGATGTGAAAACCATGCTGGATAAAAAGGAGGTGGACCGCCAGACCGTGGCAGTAGCATCAGAGCTCAAGGATAATCTGTATGTTGTGTTCAAGAAGGATGCAACTCTGGCAGCAACGGCTGGAATCCCATTTACTGGTGGGACGAACGGGGAAGCGGTGAACGGAGAGGACTATGCACAGTTCTTGGCCAGGATGGAGTCCTATACATTCCAGACATTGTGCTGCCCATCCATGGATGATGCAGTCAAGGCTGTATTTACAGAGTATACCAGACGGATGCGTGACGAGGCCGGCGTGAAGTTCCAAACAGTGATGTACCGGATGGCTGATGCGGACTATGAGGGAATCATATCCGTGGAGAACAAGGCGGCAGAGCTGGAGCAGGGGCTTGTGTACTGGACCTGCGGGGTTCAGGCGGCCTGTGCGGTTAACAAGACCAACGAGAACCGCGTATACGATGGTGAACTCACGGTGGATGTGGATTACACGCAGGAACAGCTTGCGAGGGCTGTCCGTTCAGGAAAATTCATGTTCCACCGCGTAGGTGATGATGTGCGAGTCCTGATGGATATTAACACGTTGGTGACCTTTACGGAAGAGAAGAAGGATGATTTCTCGAATAATCAGACTGTGCGCGTCCTGGACCAGATTGGCAATGATATCGCATCCATGTTCAATACAAAGTATCTGGGCATTATGCCAAATGACGATGCGGGTCGGGTGAGCCTCTGGAACGACATCGTGACCTACAATAAAGAACTGGCAAGGCTGCGGGCGATTGAGGATGTGGAGTCCAAAGAAATCACGGTAGAGCGCGGGAACAGCAAGCGGTCTGTAGTGGTGAATTGCCCGGTGACGCCGATTAACTGTATGTCGCAGTTATATATGACAGTGGTCGTTAGCTGAGAAAGGAGATACATAGATGAATGATATAACCATGAATGCATGGGAGGCAATCAGCGCAACGAAGGCAGAGTGTTTCATTACAATTGATGATGAACGGTTCCTGTTCATGCAGGCGCTAAACCTGGAGGCAAAGATTGAAAAGGTAAAAGCAGAGGTTCCAATACTTGGGCGCATGATGAAAGGCAACAAGGCCATCGGCCTGAAGGGGTCCGGTTCCGCAACATTCCATTATAATACGAGCCGTTTTAGGGAATTGATGTATAGGTTCCAGAACACAGGGAAAGACGTATATTTTGACATACAAGTGACGAACGAAGATCCATCGTCCAGCGTGGGGCGGCAGACAATCATCCTGAAGGATTGCAATATAGACAATCTGGTCCTGGCAAGATTTGATGCAGATGCGGAATACCTGGAGGATGAGTTTGATTTCACTTTCGAAGGATTTGAAATGCCAGAAGCCTTTGCTGATATTCCAGGAATGCAGTAGAAAGAGAGGATAAGAGAATATGGGAGATTTAAGCAGATTTTTAAAGAAGAATAAAATCAAAAAAGAAAACATGAGAATTCCGGCAACCCAGTCACTTGTGGATGAGTCGGGCGCTCCGTTATTGTGGGAAATAAGGCCTCTGACAACAAAGGAGGACAGCGAAATAAGGGATACCTGCACATCAGAGGTACAGGTCACTGGAAAGCCTGGGATGTTCCGGCCGAAGTTTGACGGGAAAACGTACCTTGTCAAAATGGCTGCGGCCTGTATCGTGTCCCCAAATCTGAACGATAAAGAATTGCAGGACTCCTATGGCGTGATGGGCGCAGAGAAACTGATTATGGAGATGATTGACAATCCTGGCGAGTTCAATGCATTCATGGATAAGATACAGGAATTCCACGGATTCAAGCAGACATTCCAGGATAAGGTGGAAGAAGCAAAAAACTAATAGAAGGGGACAGCCTTGAGGCGAATATAGCCTACTACTGTCTCCACAAGCTTCATCGGTGGCCGCATGAGTTTCTTGACCTTTCAGAGGAGGAACGGGCTTATGTGGTCGCCGCAGTAGAGACTAAAATGAAAAATGATAAGAAGAACCGTGAGACGATCAATAAGAATACTGGCAGAGGAAAGAGAAGAAGAAAACGGAGAAGGTAGTAATTGAAAGTCTGATGTGGTATAATATCCCCATATAAGGAGGGATTGCTTACTATGGGACTTTTTGGAAAGAAACCTAAAATACCGGAGGGAATAAGAGCGGTTTATTATGAGGGAGAGCTGAAAGAGTTTCCGGCTAATTATGCATGTCAGTTATTGTTACAGGATGATATTTTGCGAATTACTAAAATAAATCCATATGTAGAAGTGAGGCTTGCCAGGGATCGGATTTCTTTAGTGGAATTATATAGCGAACAAGAATATATGCAGAAATTTAAGGGAAGCGTTGCTCTGCCAATACGCAAAGAGGATATTCCTAAAGCCTTTTATGTTTTTCACTATACGGACAAAGAAGGAGTCTCTAAACACTTAGATTTTTGGGCAGCATCTTCTGAAGCATTTAAAATGAGTAAATTGAAAGATGAGTTGATGAAAAACCAAAAGCCAACAAGTTATGAAATTTAAGAAGATAGCACTCGGATGGATCCGAGTGCTTTTGTTATGTGGTGAAAGGAGATGAATTAGTGTCTGCCATATCAACATCCATACAATTAAATGATAGGATGTCGCCGGTTCTGGCTTCTATCACTACTGCCATGAACATGATGATCGGCAGTTTTGGAGCTGCACAGACGGCCAGCGAGACAGCAATAAATACTGCCCAATGGGAGGCAGCAGTACAACAGGTAAATAGCGCTTCAGCAGCAGTGGTACAGTACCAGGAAGAACTGGAACGCGTACAAAATAAGCCGGTAAACGTACCAGAACCTACTTGGGCGCAAACTGCAGAACCAAAAGTTTATACCAACACTGGAGAGGATAGGTTTGCATCTGAATATCAAGCGGCCAACCAGATGGCTCAGCAGTTATATCAGACACAGCAGGCCATATCGGCTCAAGCTCAAAAGATGATAGTAACGCCGCCCGGGATGCAGAATGATATGGCATCGATCCAGAACCGTATCCAGTCATTGTCAAACCAGGTACAACGGCTTAATAATATACCTGTTAATCTGAGGACAGAACAGACGAATAACCAAATAGAGGCGATGAGAGGAAATCTTGGTCAGATAGTGCCTATCCAGAATGAGCTGAACGCTGCCATTTCACGGATGGACATTGGCGCGGCGAACAAGGCTTATCAGCAGCTTAATTCTGCGGTGAACGTGGCGGAACGGAATATAAGGGATAATGTTTCAGCTCAGGAGCAGTTTAATGAGTCTGTCCAAAGCGGGGGTAATGCATACGACGGTCTTGCGGGAAAGATTGGGCGGATAGCAGGGGTGTTAGGAATTGGCCTTATGGTGAAAGAGGCCGCCCAAATGACCTATGAGTCTGCCACCCAGTTAGAAGCTACTGGGGCAAAGTACAATACTGTGTTTTCTGGGATGACGAATTCAGCAGACCAATTCATCTCTGAATTCCAAACTCTAACACCAGCAACGGTTGCAGAGGCCAGGTCGATGGCTTCCGGTATGCAGGACCTTCTGGTACCAATGGGGATGCAGCGAGAGCAAGCTACGGAAATGACTGGAGAATACATGCACCTAATTGGGGCATTGACTAATTTCAATAGTGCCACGAAGAGCGCAGAGGATGTTTCGGGGGCGTTTCAATCGTCACTATCTGGTGAATATGATTCCTTGAAAGGACTAGGAATCCAGGTGAATGAAACAATTGTGAAACAACAGGCAGTTGCAATGGGACTTGCTTCCAGCACTGATGCGGTGAGTAATGCGGCAAAGGCCCAGGCTGTTCTGGAATTGGCTTATCAGCAGAGCGGTGATGCCTTGGCTGCTTATAATGAAAATGCCTTGGATACTACAACCAGAATGCAGTTATTGCAAAAAGGTTTTCAGGATGCGTTTGGTAATGCAGGACAGAGCGCATTACCACAGATTAATAATCTGCTTATGCAGGTTCAGGCCAGAATGCCACAAATTAATTCGGCCATTGTGACATTTTCGAATGTGTTTGGCGGATTTATCCAGATAGGTACGGAGGCATTTGGTATAATCATGGATATTGGTGGCGCGGTAGCAGACAACTGGTCTTGGTTAGCACCCATTATAGGAGGCGTTACAGTGGCATTAGTTGCCTATAATGGAGCTATGGTTGTGTACAATACGGTGCAAGGTATAAGCAATGGATTGAGGGCTATTGCAGCAGCAAGAGCTGCACTTAATACAGGCATGAGTATTGCCGAAGCAGCAGCAACAAAAACCGCGACAGGAGCACAAGTAGGACTTAACGCAGCGTTTTTAGCGTGTCCTATTACATGGATAGTAGGCGGAATTATACTATTAATAGCCACAATTTATGCTGGCGTAGCAGTCTTTAATAAATTCGCGGGTACATCTGTCAGCGCAACAGGTATCATAGCTGGGGCCTTCGGTGTATTGGCTGCCCACATATATAATTCAGTTATTTATTTTTGGAATATAATAGCCGAATTTATTAACTTTTTCTACAATGTTTGGAATGACCCGATTGGGGCAGTCGAAGTCCTATTTTATGATCTGGCCTCAAACGTGATAGGATATGTCTCCAATATGGCCCATGCCATAGAGGATGTAATCAACAAGATACCTGGAGTTGAGGTTAGTATCACAGCGGGGCTTGACCGGTTTCAGTCCCAGCTTGATGCGGCAGCCCAAAATGCAAAAAGCGAAGCAGAATGGGTTGAGATTGTAAAGACAAGAGATTTCAAAGATTATTCGCAGGTTGCATCTGATTGGTATAACCGGGGAGCTGAGTATGAGTCGGGGTTTATGGATTTATTTAATGGTTCTGGTGGCGAGGCTGGAGCTGGATACAACGCATCAGCACAAGCAGCGACTGATAATATCGCACTGAACACTGGCAATACAGCGGGCAATACAGCAGCTATGGCCAATTCCATGGACGTCCTGGACGAGGACCTCAAATACATGCGTGATGCCGCGGAGCAGGAAGTAATCAACCGTTTCACCTTGGCCGAGCTGAAGGTGGATGTCAAGAACAACAACACGCTCACCAAGAAAACCGACTTCGACGACATGGGCCGGGCGCTGTCCATGTTCACCAGTGAGTTCCTGGCATCCGCAGCGGAAGGAGGGCATATCTGATGGCATACGAGGTATACATAGATGACATGCTCCTGCCCATTCCTCCGCAGAAAATACCCATCAAGTATCCAGGCCAGAATGAGACGGCTACTCTGATTAACGGAGAGGAAATAAACATAACCCGCCCTTCGGGCCTTGCGGAAATCAGCATTGACGTGGTCCTGCCCCAGATGGACTATCCTTGTGCCATGTGGGACGGGAGTGTGGAAGATGCGGAGGAGTTCATCAGCCGCTTGCAGGACCTTAAGGAGAGTGGGGACGCCTTTGAGTTCATCGTCATCCGAGACTCCTTCGACACCAACATGGATGTGACCCTGGAGGACTACAAGGTGTCGGATGATGTGAAGGAGGGCCTGGATTTGGTGGTATCCGTCACCATGAAGGAAGCCAGGCATTATGGGACGAAAATCATGAATTTTACTATTATAGAAGACCAGGCGACTCCAACGGCTGAAACACCGGAGGAGAATCGCCCGGCTGAGCAGCCGCAGGCCAAAACGTATACTGTAAAATCGGGGGATTGCCTGTGGAACATTGCAAAGAAGCAGCTGGGGGATGGGAGCCGGCGGAAGGAGATTCATGATTTAAACCGGGATAAGATTAGCAACCCCAACTTAATTCACCCTGGCTTGGTGCTAGTGATGCCATAAGGAGTTGAAACAATGAATGTGCATGTATATATACAAAACGGACAGATAGTTTATGAGCCGGCCGTGAAAGGGAGCATAACCTGGGAAACCCAACGCAAGGGACAGCCAGGGAAATGCTCCTTCTCCATTATATCAGATGGAAAACTTAAAATCGAAGAGGGAAACGCCGTCCGGCTGGATGTGAATGGGACCCCCACGTTCTTCGGCTTTATCTTTGAGCGGAGCTGGGGCAGTGACGGAGAGGTCAAGGTCACGGCCTATGACCAGCTCCGGTACCTTAAGAATAAGGACAGCTACAATTATGAGAATAAGACAGCGGGTGAGGTTATCCAGATGATTGCTGGTGACTTCAATCTACGGACAGGTACCCTGGAGGACACTGGGTACCCGATACCTTTCCGGAATGAGCCGGATACGGCACTGTTTGATATTATCCTGAATGCCCTGGACCTGACCATGATGGCCACAGGGAAGATGTTCGTACTATATGACGATGTCGGGAAACTTACTCTCAGGAATGTGGAGGACATGAAGCTCAATGTGATGATTGATGACGAGACGGCCCAAGACTATGACTTTACAGTCAGCATTGATAAGAATACCTATAATCAGATTAAATTGTTCCGTGAAAATGATGATTCAAAGAAGCGTGATGTATTTATGACCAAACACACAGAGAATATCAACAAGTGGGGTGTCCTGCAGATGAGCGAGTCTCTGGACAAGGGGGTGGACGGTCAGAAGATAGCGGAGACGTATTTGGGCTTGTACAACCGTCCCTCTAAAAGCCTATCCATCAAAAAAGCATTTGGGGATATTAAGGTACGGGCCGGATGCCTTATACCCGTGTTCCTGGATGTGAAGGACATGCAGCTCAGGAACTATCTGCTGGTGGAAGCCGTCACGCATTCAATTGATAAGGGTGTTCATACCATGGACCTAACATTGAAAGGAGCTGGAATAAGTGGATAATGATTGGATTGAGAACTTAAGAAATATTTCACGGCAGGCGGAGGAGGCGGCAAAACCGTGCAGCATACTCTTGGGAACTGTGACGGGGACGTCTCCGGTGGCAGTGCAGATAGACCAGAAGATAACTGCCACAGCCGGCCAGCTGCTCATACCACGGTATCTGACGGATCATGTGGAACAGATGTCAATACCGGGAGTGGGTGATGTTGCGGTCACGGTGAAGAATGCCCTGAAAGCCGGAGATGCGGTTATATTGGTACAGAAACGAGGGGCGCAGCAGTACCTTGTGATAGACCGGTATTAGGAAGGAGGCACATTATGCTGCCAAAGACAGGAGATATCCTGGAAAATGATTTTGAGATATGCCAGATCCCATCAAAAACATTCCGGATGCATGAAAAAACTCTGTCTGACTATGTGGACGGAAAGGAAGCAATGCGCCAGGCCATATACTGCATCCTGAATACGGAACGGTATGACTGGCTGATATATAACTGGAATTATGGCGTGGAATTCAAAGACTTATTTGGCAAACCCATGGGACTTGTCAAATCTAAAATAAAGAAACGTATCAAAGAGGCTCTGATGCAGGATGACAGGATACAGGGCGTCGATGCCTTTACCTTTAGGGAGTCCGGCCGGAAATTAACAGTAACATTTACTGTTCGTACACAGTATGGGGAGATTGACGCATCCAGGGAGGTGAAAGTGTAGTGTATGAAGATACCACATATGAGGTCATCCTTGACAGGATGCTCCAGAGGGCAAAGGATAACAGCCCGGGAATAGACACAAGGCAGAGCTCCCCCATTTACACAGCCATGGCGCCTGCTGCGGTGGAACTGCAGAATGCGTATATAGGACTTGATTGGACCCTTGACCAGATGTTTGCTGGTACGGCAACCCGGGAGTATTTGATTAAGCGCTGTGCGGAATGGAACATAACCCCTCATCCGGCAACCAAGGCCGTTTTGAAAGGCGAATTTAACAAGGATATAGAAATAGGTTCCCGGTTCTCACTGGGGACCTTAAATTATGTCGCAATAGACCGCATAGGGGAAGGAACTTACCGAATGGAATGCGAGACAGCGGGCACTGTTGGGAACGGGGAACTGGGAACGTTAGTCCCCATTGATTACATCGAGGGGCTCACAAAGGCAGAGCTAACGGAGCTTATTGAGGATGGGAGTGACGAGGAGTCCACGCAAGCCCTGCTGGAGCGATATCTGACAAAGGTCCAGAAACCTTCCACCAGCGGCAACCGGTATGATTATTACAACTGGGCCATGGAGTGTGAAGGCATTGGGGCGGCCAAAGTATTCCCGTTAGCCAATGGACCGGGGACAGTCAAGGTCATCGTAGCGGATGCCAATATGTCCGCCGCAGGTACCGGCCTGCTGGAGACGGTCAAGAACCATATTGAGGAGCTGCGCCCTATCGGCGCGGATGTGACCGTTGCATCTGTTGTGGAAAAGGCCGTCAATGTGTCGGCAGACATCAAGCTACAGGCAGGACGGAACCTGGGAACTGTACAGGAGGTATTTAGGACATCCCTGGCCGCATACCTGCGTAAGGAGGCCCTGGATATGTCCTATGTAAGCATGGCCAGAGTCGGCAACCTGCTGCTGGGTACTGATGGAGTGGAGGATTATTCCAACCTGTTGCTTAACGGTTTATCTGACAACGTTGCCATGTCGGAGGAAGAGATTGCGGTGACCGGTACGGTCACATTGGAGGTGGGCTGATGCAGGTGAGTACGTTCTGCGAGAAACTGAACAAGGTTGATGGGAATATCTATGTCGTGGAGGAGGAAATCCATCTTATCAATGGCGTCTACGAGGCGGAATTGCAGCACGACAACATCAACGAGGCTACCTTCGCTGTTTTTACCGGCCCGAAGCTTACAGGGGAGCGACTGGAGTCCTATACCCTTTCCACCCCCAGCTTGGCGCCGTGGAAACGGATTATCCGGGTGTATGCGGACGCACCAGTGGTCTACATCAGCTATGAGACCGATGGAGATACCGTGGAGGGCGATGATATAAACCGGGTGCAGTCAGCCATCGTGGCCACGCAGGAGGCGCTGAACACGGAGGAGAGCCGCGCATTGGGGGCTGAGAAGAAACTAGCAGATGATTTGCAGGCAGAGTTCATTCGTGCGGTGCAGGAGGAGGCCCGGCTGGATGGTCGGATTGACGCCGAGACAAAGAGGGCCCAGACGGCCGAGCAGGTAAACAGTGCAGCCATCACAACGGAAGCTAACAGGGCGCAGGCAGCGGAGAAGGCACTGCAGAAGAACATTGATGGGCATACAGACGCTGTAAACCTGGAAATACAGTCCTTGCGGGCTGTCGATACTGCCCTGGAGGAGAAAAAGGCCAACGCTGCGGATGTAAACCGTGAGCTGGGCAATCGGTACACCAAGGACCAGGTATACACCAAAGCGGAAGTCTTAAAAAAGATTGAGGATTTAATTGGCGCCGCGCCGGATACGCTGGATACCTTCCGGGAGATTGCGGACGCCCTTGGCAATGACCCCAATTTTGCAACCACTATCACGACCGCCCTGGGCGGGAAAGTTGATAAGGTTTCCGGGAAGCAGCTCTCCAGCAACGATTATACGGATGGGGAGAAAGCAGAACTTGCAGATGTGAGCAGCAAGAAGCATACCCATGGCAACAAGAGCGTTCTTGACAGGCTTACAGAGATTTTGCTGAGCAACTGGACGGATGCCTATAACAAGCGCCATGAGCACGGCAATAAGACGGTGATAGATAAGATTACTCAGACGTTGCTGGATAATCTGGCCAGCGCATACGCACACATCAGTAATAAGGCTAATCCTCATACGGTCACGAAGTCCCAGATTGGGCTGGGCAATGTAGAGAATAAGAGCAGTACCACAATCCGGTCAGAGATGACAAAGGAAGATGTTGTGGCTGCCCTGGGATATACCCCACCTGAATCAAGTGTTGGTTATACCCATCCAAACAGCGGCGTGAAGGCCGGAACATACCGGAGCGTGACGGTCAATGCTCAGGGGCATGTAACTGCTGGCAGCAACCCTTGCCTGACCTGGGGCGACCTTAAGGGGGTGTAGCGGATGTATGGAAATACACAGTATGGCCGTAATCAGTACGCCCAGGAGCGCGCCGGGAGCGACATTCCGGAAGAATATTTCGTGGACTTATCCCGATATGCGCCGCCCTTCCTGGCAGAGATTAGGGAGCTTGCGGAAATATACCGGGCTCAAGGATACGAGGTAGGGCAGCTGCAGCACGACCTGGAGGAACTGATTGACCAGTGCTATATCGTGACGGCAACATGGGGGCTGTCCAGGTGGGAGCAGATGCTTGGAGTGGCCACGAACATGTCCCTGACCTATGAGCAGCGCAGGGAAATACTCATGGCAAAACTGCGGGGCCAAGGAACCACTACCAGGAAGATGATAGAAGATACAGCCGTGTCCTTTTCTGGTGGTGAGGTAAAGGTGATTGAGGATAATCCGAACCACCTATTTATTATCCAATTCATAGGAATCAAAGGAATTCCCAGAAACATGCAGGCATTTGTTTCTATGCTGGAGGACATCAAGCCGGCGCATCTGTCCTATCGTTTTGAGTACCGATATACAATATGGAATGAAGTCAGGCCGTACATATGGAATCACCTGACCACCATAACATGGGATGACATAAAGACATTAAAGGAGGCATAGCGTATGCAGTTAACACCGAATTATAAACTGAAGAAACCGGAAGGAGCGGATCCGGTTGACATACTGGATTTAAACGATAATGCGGACATCATAGATGCAGAATTCAAGAAACGCCCAGTGGCATCTGGAGGAGATATCTCCGAGATGACCGTAAAAACCTTGGAGACTATCACAACCGAGTTCCCGGTTCCGGTAGCCGGCGAAAGTACAAAGAAATTTCTGGGCAAGGTTAAGAAATTTTTCGAGGATACAAAGAACTGGATGACTGGCGTCTGCTTGATTGGCCAGATAGTGAATAACTGCGTGACCAACAATGATAAACTGCCGCTGTCAGCTGCTCAGGGCAAGGTACTAATGGACCTTTATACTGTGCTCAATACCAAGATAGCAGATACATCCGGAATAGCAAACACGGCCAATGCTAAAATAGAATTAGATGGACCAATCAAAACGATTGCCTATGGGAGTGACAAAAACAAATGGGCGTTTCAGCAGCAATTTCCGGATGGCGTCATATTATCTTTAGGCATCAGCGAAACCGAAATTTTTTACGACTATTATGACGGAAAAACATGGACTCGTAAGTGGACAAGATGATTATATACCCGCTATGAATATGCCAAACCGTACATTATTACCTGCTATGAGTTGTGCGCCAAATTCAATAGACACAATCGCGACAGTACTGGTGGACAAATCATAGTCATATCTAACTTGGTGGCCGATAACGCTACAAGGGAGCACATAAAATATATATGGCTTGTCGGTCATCAGCGCTGTCGTTATGTCAAAGGGTATGTTGCAAATATTTCCATCAATCCATGATTCTTGGATAGGGATGACGGTCTGATATGATCGATACTTGATTTCGTTTGTGTAGCTTTTTAGCTCAAGTATCTTGGTATTGAGCACAACAAGCAACTCGTAAACCGGGCCCCACAAGGGCCTTTTTATAATTCAAAAAAAGGAGTGAATCCATGGAAAAAGTCAAAATTGGAAAGGAAGAACAACGGTATGAAATCAGCAGCATCCGGCCAGAGTCTGCCAACGTTCTGGAAATCGTCTTTGCCGGCGCAATCCCGGCCATATGGGGCGACATTACAATCTATACGGATGATGGTACAGAGGCCACCACCCTGCACGGCTATGAGACAGTGTGGAAGCAGGAAGGAAATAGGGTATGGTTATCCAATGACGGAAGCGTTTACACACCTCCGGTCCCTCCGGAGCCAGCGGTACCGCCAGAACCATATGTGCCGACACTGGAAGAAGTGCACGCCAGCAAGAAGGCCGAAGTGTCCGCGGCCTGTGAGCAGATTATCTATGCCGGAATTAATGTCACGCTGTCCGATGGGACTACGGAGCATTACAGCCTGACGGAGCATGACCAGCTTAACCTGTTCGGAAAACTGAGTCAGATAACTGCCGGGGCAACGCAGCTTGAGTACCACGCCGATGGGCAGCCCTGCAGGTATTACAGCGCGGCAGACATGCAGGCCATTATCCAGGCGGCCATGTGGCATGTATCCTATCACACCACGTACTGCAATGCACTTAACATGTGGATTGCCGGCAGCCAGACCGCGGATGAGGTAGCACAGATATTTTATGGTGCTGATGTGCCGGAAGAGTACCAGAGCGAGGTGCTTAAGACGTATCTAACACAGATAGCCGGGCAGATGGGAGTGAGCACGGATGGGGCACAGGCGGAACAATAAGTATGTCATATTGTGGGCCGTTGGAGGACTGATATACATAAGCCTGGAAGCCATTTGGCGGGGACATAGCCACTGGACTATGTTTATCCTGGGTGGCATCTGTTTTGTCGCTCTGGGGCTGATTAACGAGGTATTGCCCTGGGATATGCCCTTATGCCAGCAGGTGATTATTGGGGCCTGCATTGTGACAGTGTTGGAGTTTGCGACCGGCTGTTTGGTCAACCTGTGGTTGGGCTGTGGCGTATGGGATTACAGTAATATGCCGGGTAATATCCTGGGACAGATATGCCCGCAGTACTGCCTGCTTTGGATGCCGGTAAGCCTGGCCGGAATCGTGCTGGATGACTGGTTACGGTATTGGTGGTGGGGCGAGGAGCGGCCGTATTATAAATTATTTTAAGAGGATAAGAGATGGAGCTATTTGAATACGTTAAAAATTCATGGCCGGGATGGGTGTGCAGTGCATTTGTCCCGGTCATAGCATATCTGTATAGTCAAGTTATGGCCAGCAGGAATGGGGTGCGCGCTCTGCTCCGGGCAGAAATCATCAGAGTATATAATAAGTATCATGATGATTTACATTACTGCCCGATATATGTAAAACAGTCGATTGAGGATGTGTATAAGCAGTACCACGCCCTCCATGGTAATGGTGTTGGAACAAAATTATATGAAGAAATAATGGCTCTCCCAACGGAGCCGGAAGGAGATGAATAAGGCATGAAAGATAAGGTTGCAAAACTGATTGATGTTAAATCCATAATGACATTAGCTTTAACAGGCGGATTTATTGCCCTTACTTGCGCCGGTGAGATTACCGGGGAACAGTTTTTGACTATTTTTACAATGATTGTAGGGTTTTACTTTGGCACGCAGTCAGAAAAAAGTAAACAGAAATAGAAGGAGGTGGTCCGCTATCTCCCGGCCGTTAGGGTAATAACGGCAGAACTTATCAACTGTAAAAAGAAAGAGAGGTACATTTTATGGCAAAATTAACAGGAAAACATGCAGCACATATTCCGGGGAATGGAGGATATCTGGCAAAGGGACCGGACCTACAGGAAAAGCAGCCTACTCCATACCTGTATGATGGACCGACAGACACACCGCATCCAGGTAAACACCAGAGCGGTGTGGGAGGCCCAAGTGACCGTAACAAAAACGGAGTGGATGACAAAGAGGAGTAAGTTGCACCGGTACAACAGTGGCCTGGGGATATCCCCGGGCCTTATTTTTTTGATAGGAGGCTTTATGAAATCAATAGATAAGGTTTTAACAATTGCTCGCCAGGAGATTGGATACCTGGAAAAACGCAGTAACAGCCAGCTTGACAGCAAGACCGCCAATGCCGGTAGCAATAATTATACCAAGTATGCCAGAGACCTGTATCCATCCCTTCAGGGGCAGCCGTGGTGCGATATGTTTGTGGACTGGTGTATGGTTCAAGCATTTGGCCAGGTGACGGCCAGACAGCTTCTGGGAGGCGGTTTTTCGGCCTATACCCCTACGTCCGCACAATACTATAAGAATAAGGGCCAGTACCATAAGGACAACCCTCAGCCGGGAGACCAGATATTTTTTAAAAACTCCCAGCGTATCTGTCATACAGGTATCGTCTATGAGGTCACTATGACCAAGGTTAGGACCATCGAGGGCAATACCAGTGCTGGTAACGAGGTGATTGCTAACGGCGGGACGGTATGCTGTAAAGAGTACAGTTTGGATAACAGCCGTATTGATGGTTATGGACGTCCTGACTGGTCACTGGTGGAGCAGCCGGAGTATGAGATAGGATGGCACCATGATAGTAATGGCTGGTGGTATGCATACAGCACCACAGAGTATTACAAGGAGTGCTGGCAGATTATAAACCATCACAAGTATTATTTTAACCCGGATGGATACGCTTTGACCAACTGGCATGTAATTGATGGTAAGGACTACTATTTTGAGCCCCGGGCCGGGCATCCGCTGGAATGCGCCATGTATGTGGCGCCGGAGGGCGAACAGTACATAGGGGAGTTTTGACCGGATAAGGATGGGGCGCTGCGGTGCCAGGGGCTAGGATTAATAAAAACGGCGGTGATTACTCCCCGCCGTTGAAGTGTGTGGCTATTATTTAATATCATGCTCTGTGGGTATGACTTTCCATCCCTTATATGTGCAGCACCCATAGTTTCTTCCGAGCATCGCCCGTTTTGCTCCTGACAGTCCAGTACTTACATTTTTAAATTCTTTACTATCTGGCACACATCCAAATAATTTATCGCAGTTCTCCCGGAGCCAATAATTTAGACAATGAAATTTATATTCTTTTCCATCAGGACTAATTAAATGCCAATCCTTAGCATTAATATTTGTCAAGAATTTACCGGATTTTGGACTTTTCTGTGCGGCGGGCGTTCCTAATGCGAGATTGGCTGTTTTCCCTTGTGCAGCTTTTCTGGTCCGACTTTCTTCGCTCCATGCGTTTGACAGCCCCATGTGTATGCGGGAACGATGAATCTTGGAGCATTCCTTTCCACAAGTGACGGTTTTGTCAGATGGAAAACAAGGGAAGGTTTTCCCACATACGACACAAATCTTGGTGCTTTTTGGCGGCCTTTTAGACAAAATCACTCACCTCGCAGCCAAGGGCCTTTGCCAATGACAAGGCATTGCGCAAGGTCATATTTCCAAGGTCCCTTTCTCCAGATTCAAATTTTTGTATCTGGCGGATATTCATTCCCGCAGAGTCGGCCACCTGCTGCTGGGTCATCCCGGATAGGGAACGTTGATACAACAGTTTATTGATATTATTATTATGACAATCCCTGCCCCGGCTGGAGGCAGAGCAGGTCCCGCATAATCCGTCTGTCCTGATACAATCTGGGTATCTTCTCATTTTTCGCACCTCCTACCAAACTAAATCAAATTCATAATATGCCGGATTACTGGTTTCTACATTATACCAATCTCCATCATTGTAACGCTGTTCTAAAAGCGCCTCTCCTTTGAGGTCCTCTGAATCATTGGTGATATCAAATTCCACCGCAATTCCAAGCTCTCTGGCGGCTGCTAGTGTGTGGTGTTTATCATTCTGCATTGCGTATTCAGTTCCATCAATATAACCAACATAAGTGCAAGGGATGACAACCTTTGTGATACCTTTAATTTCTTCCATCTTTTTTTCTACGATTTCCCAATCTATGTGGTGCTGGCTGCTGATTATAGTCATTGTTTTAATCCCCTTTCCTTATCTCTGATTACATTATACGCCCAAAAGGGCGCAAAGTCAAGAGAAATTGATAAAGTTTTTAAAAAATGTTATTATAGTTTTGGAGGGATGAGCATGTATAAGATAGGAGACACCTGCTATTTTTTAGAGAGTAACATTCGCGTGCTGGAAGGAATTATACACTCCAGCTCCGGAGGAAAATATGTAATACAGTACGGAAGCGGAAAGGGAATCAGACTTCCGGAGAGCCGGCTATATAGAACAAAAGAGGATGCGGAAGCCGCTGTGCCAAGAAGAGCGACAGTACACAGAAAAAAGACTCCATATGACTATATGTAGGGAGCAAGGCAGCCATTGTGCCTGCCTCTGAGTTTAAATATGATTTGCCGTGCTCAATACTAATCTCACAACATTGTATACCACACGATGGGCTAACAATGTTGATAAAATAACTGTTGGCCCCGGCACAGTGGTTACAACAGAAATTGCCGTACCGACCATATCAGGATACACCCCAATAGGCGCGATAGGATTTAGTACAAAACAAGGGCTGTCCGTATATCAATGTAGCGTTGATGGACAGGGTAAGGTGGCGAGAGTATATGTATTGAGCACAGATAATAATAAAAAAAGGCAGAACCAGAATCTGGCCTGCCTCGTAACCCATTGCATTAATTAAACACTACGGTTCATATGTAGCAATGTTCTCCTCACACTTTCCACAATCCGTTACAATCCCGTTGATAAGCGCATCCTCCTTTACATAACAATAACCTCCGCACTCACAGGTGCATTTCCATATGCGCCGGAAATTATGATTTTTCCAGCTCCATTTTGTGGTTAGGACACCAAAACGCATACCAGGTATCACATTCATACCAACATCTCCTTTCAAGATCTATTATAACGCAGGAAAATAAAAGAAGTTCTGGTAATTTATGGTATTTATTTATACGTATAGAGATTGTGTGCATACGAGCTTGCGCATCTGGAAATCGTGGCCGCCATTATTCATCAGCTGACAAAGGGACTGACTGCAGACCAGCTGGTAGAACAGGGCTTCGGACCTTACTATATCGATCACACCACCGGTATCTGGCCCCAGGCAGCAGGAGGGATTCCTTTTAATGCATGTGAGTTCCAGTCCAAGGGAGACGTAATTACGGACCTTCATGAGGATATGGCCGCAGAGCAGAAAGCCAGGAGCACCTATGACAATATACTGCGCGTTGTCAAGGATTATGATGTCTGTGAACCCATCAAATTCCTGAGGGAAAGGGAAGTTGTTCATTATCAGAGATTCGGTGAACTGCTGCGTATCACCCAGGAGAAACTGGACAGCAGGAATTTCTATGCGTTCAATCCTGCCTTCGATATGCAGGCGCCATCCTGCCAGGACCAGATGAGACAGATGTAG